CCTTATCAGCGACCGGGTCCTGAAGCATCTGTGAGCCAAAAGTATACGGGCCCATATCGCGGCGCTTTTCCATGAGTAATTCTTTAGAAAAGAACACGGGCTCGCCGTCCATTTTGCCGTTATGTGTGGCGGGCTTAAGCCGCGCGGTCGCAGTGCCTCGATCCATGATCGTGCGATACGTGTCGTTTGCGTGGTAACGGGTGCCAATGAACCTGCGCTTTCCGCCCTGGGCGCCTAAGTTAAAGGAAAGCTCTGTCGCCTCGGTCGTTTTTTTGATTTGCTCAGGCGTAGTCACCGATTCGCGGGTCACAACGTCATCGTAAAGCAGGATTTTAAAATGCTTCGATGTGGGCTGGCCGTCAACTAAACCCCACGCCTCGACAGTTTCCTCTTTGGGGTTTGTGAGGCGCTTTACCCTAAGGCCTGAATCTAAACTCCATTTTGGCGATTCGCCCTTAGGGTTTTCATATAAAATGTCGGGAAATAGTTTTTTAAGGAATGTGTTCTGCTCAAGCTCCGTTTTAATTTGGCCTAAGAAACCCTTAGCGATGGGCCTTGTGTGCGAGAAAATACCGATTGTGACGTCAGGGTCTTTTAGAATGTTTTGAATTGAAAGGCCAAAAGTTATGACGGTGCTTTTATAGTGTTCTCTCGCCCACAGGTCTAAAAACCCGTCTGGATTCGCCTCGACTTCGCGGCACCTGTCGTAAAGCCAATCTTTATCAATGTCCTTACGCTTACAGCCCATGGTGAGTAAAAAGAACAAATCATTTTGGCATAGGTCGCGCAGTGCCGCCGTGTCCTGGTCCGCTAGCACTTCTAAGTAAAGCGCGTTTGATTGTTCGCGGGTGAGCGAGGAGCAGATCATGTTTCCGCGCGGGGCTTGCGTGCGATTTGTTTCATTGCTCTGAAAACAGCGAGGCTGTTCTTTTTAACTACATACGGTTTTTTATGGGCGGGATCTTTTACTACAATTTCAGTGAGAAACTTTGGGGCCTTAGGCCCACGGTCGGTGTTGCGTTCCGTTTTGATAGACAAAACTTCAATTTCAGGGTTCGCCGTCTTTAAAAAAGCCTCTACCATTTCAATTTGTTCTTGCGTCATGTCTCACCCTTTAATTGTTTAATGCGCTCCTTCAAATCCGTTTGAATAATGGCGCTGGCGTTTGTGTTATTGATTTCAACCACGGCTTGAGGTTTCTCCTCCCAGCCGCAAATGTTTTTCGTGCACCAAATCAGCATCGTGTTATCGCCCTGCATGGCCTTTTCTATGCACTTTCGCTTTAGTCCCATGCGCGTATGCACCATAAACTGATCCCGAAACTCAGAAAACGTAAGGCCCGTTCTAAGCTTAATTTCATCCTCTATTGTGGTTTTTGCGCACTCGAAAAACGCTGCCGTATCGTAAATAGTCGGGCTCATCCGCATGAGCTTTTTCATCTCATTAAACTTGTCATCGTCAAAGATCGGCACCGTGCCTGCGGCTTTTGCTTTTTGTTGACGGAGTTTGCCTCGGTTTGGTTTCACAGCTTTTTAGCCTTTTGCCCTGTGAACTTCTCCCAGCGCGCAATGATAACATCAACGTAGTGGGGATCTAGTTCCATCATGAAGCATTTGCGGTTTGTTTTTTCGCAGGCGATCAGCGTTGAGCCTGAGCCGCCGAAGGTGTCTAAAACCTTGTGGCCGGACTTTGACGAATTGCCGAGAAGATATTCAAGCAATTCAACCGGCTTCATTGTCGGATGGAGGTCTGACTTCTTTGGGCGAGCAAATTCTAAAACTGAGGTTTGCTTCCTGTCCGAAAACCAATTGTGCTTTCCTTTTCGCTTCCATCCGTAAATTATTGGTTCGTGTTTATAGTGATAGTCGGCGCGTCCAAAACACATTTGATCTTTCAGCCAAATCAATTCGTGCTTGACAGCCCATCCCGCGTCGCCGAGAGCCATCATCATCATCATCTGATCCCCGCCTTGGCACGCAAACCAGTAATACGAGGCCTCGTCGGTGCAGTTTGCGATTGCGGCGCTCGCGACCTCGGTCCAAAATATTTTCATTTCACTAAGCGGCCTGTCGTCGTTTTCAATTTTTGAATGTACGCGGTCTTTGTTCACCCATGATGATGATGATTTCTCGCGAGCCTCCATGCTCACCCCATAGGGGCAATCGGTCAGGTATAGATCCGCCTTCTCGCCCGCCATCAACGTCTCAACCGTCGCATGGTCCGTCGAGTCCCCGCACATCAAGCGATGCGGGCCAAGCTGATATATATCGCCGAGTTTCGCGACCGCTTTAACATTTTCCGGCACACTGTCTGCGTCTTGGTCCGCGTATTTGTCGGCGGGCTCAACTACGAAATCCTCAATCCCCAAAAGCGAAATATCAAAATCAGGCCCCAAATCAGCGACATCAAAATTAATGGCCGGCAAATCAAGCTCTGCCCGCGCCGCAATAGCGTTATCCGCCACACCAAAGGCATACTCTTGCTCGGCGTCGGTGAAATCCTGATAAACAACCGGGACTTTTTTAAGATCCATTTTGCGGGCCGCGAGCAAGCGTCCGTGGCCGGCGGCGATAAATCCTGATTGATTGCTTACAACAATTGCGTGGCGCCAACCCTGGTATTTTATCTGTTTTACAATCTCGTCGATTTGGCTCTCAGGGTGCTTGTTTCTGTTGTTTGGATTGGGCTTTAGTTTTTTAACGTCAACCCACACGATTTTATCATTATGTTCTAAACTCAAAGCGCCCCCGCTTTCGGAATAATGGAATAAAAGTCTGAAAGCTTTAGCCCAGCCTTTTCCATCTCCTTGTAAAATGATTTTAAAAACCTATCGTGAGCGACACCCATGAAGGAGCAAATGTCGGCAAAATGAGAGTGTGAAATCTCGCGGTGCAAAACCTGAAACTCTCTCTTTGTTTGGCGGGAAACTTTACCCCTAAGATCAATATCAATCTTTGCCGTTTCCATAACCACTTTCGCGTCATGAAAGGCCGTCATGATAACAGCGCCCCACATACGGCCCTCTGGGCTCTCGGCCTGTGGGCCCATTACGTCCCCTCGTCCTTTTTAAGGACCGGCACATTTTCGCCAATGTCTTGGGTCTGAGATCGAACCAAGGCTTTTACGGCCATTTCCTGCACAAGGTAATTGTCATCGGGGATAAAAAGCGTGGCGGTAATGCCCTTTTCGCCCCTTCGCTCGGCGCGCCTGATCTCGTCAACATAGAACTTTGGAGCCCCTTTAGCGTCGTCCATAAATCAATGCTGACACGGGTTTTCTGTTTACAGAACTTTTACATTTTTATTAGTTTGTAATGCCCTTGTGTTTAGAAAACTTCACATTTAGACTTTAAAGAGATGAATAGAGTTGACGCGAAAAACATGGAAGATTTTGATTTCGACTTTAATTTTGACGAGGCCACGGACGGCCCGTCTTGGCGTGAAAGAAAGGGGATTACGTTCTTCGTAGACCCCGACGTGTGGGAGCGCTACATGGCAGCCCAGTCACGTACCAAGCGCAAGTTTGGTAAAAAGGTCAAAGAGTTAGTTCTTTTAGCCATTGAAAAGGCCGAGCCTAAAAAGGGTGATAAAGCGGGCTAGTGGCTGTGCCAAAAGGCGCGAGCTAGATTGGCGCCGACAGTTTCGGGATAACTGAATATCTATAAAGCCGCTCTCTTTTGACGCCTACAACTTTAAAATTTTCATCGTAGTGTGGCCATTCGGGTGCCGCCCAACCATGGGTTTCCTTGGTGCAAAAGGGCGAGGTTTCACAAATTTGCTGGGCCTCTGCCTCATTAAATACATAGCCGTGCGGTTTATACCCAAAAGCAGCGTTAACTTCATTTTCCATAGAATCGGACCATGCTTTTTCAATCAGATAAATACTCATCGCCCCGCCCTCCAAAACCTGTACCTGTAAAACAGGCGCCTAATAATCTTGTTTAGCATCTTTGCACCATGACTTGCAGATTGGGCAACGGCCGTAACGAACATAGATCCCCTGGCCTCGATAAATCCATTCCCCGCGACGCCAAACGTGCGGGCACAGCTTTTCTAACAATCGCTTAAGATATTTCCCCATCGGGAAATGCTAACATGTTCGTGACCCGCCGTTAGCGTTTATTGGGCGCGTTAGATTTCGCATAATTCGTCTTGGCCACCTTCGGGCACTCGCACTCATTCAATGGGCGTTTGCAGAACCAGCATGTGTCCATGTTTACCTCCCGTTATATACTAACGCATATATTCGCGCAGTTATATACGCCTCTATATAAAAACCCCGCTCGGGCTGGCCTCCAGCGGAGCTTGCTACGTCCTGCAAGGCGCCGAGTTTAATCGCGACCGATACCAACCCGAAACGGGAAACATCACTTTACTAAACTAAGCTTTGCAAAGCCCCACTCGACCCGGCCCTGCGCGACGCTAGTTTTATTGATTTATACTTTCATTTCCCGCCCTCCAAGAACGCTTTGAGTTTGGCCGCCGTGGCGCTATTGCGCTTGCAGTCTGGCGAGTGAGACGTGGCGCATGGATGTCCAATGCTCGCAGCGCAGATGCATCCAGAGCGCTCCAGCGCCCTTAAGCTTTCCTCAAGCAAGCGCATGACGGGCTCGCGTTCGATGGCGTGAAAGTCATGCTGACCGTTCTTCATGCACCAAACAGTTACCTCTTGAGACACCGACTCCTTGTCGCCAAACCTGAAATTAAACCAAAACTCTTTCGCTCCGCTCATTGGATCTCCCTATGCAGATAGTGTTTGGCGCCACCTTCGCTTTCATGGTCGCCAATTAATTCAGGCTCGCACCAACACTCGGCTGATTCGATATGTTCTCTAAATTGCTCGGCCTTCAAGCCATACGTCATGACAACGCCACAAAACTCACAGCGAAAATAGTATCGAGGATCTTTACAGTACGGCCAGGATGGATTGTGTTTGCACTTTCTCTCCCTCGCCGGGCGCTCAGGGTGGGTCATGTTCTGGCCCTCCTTATTTTCTCGGCATTAATGAAATTATTAAAGCGTTTTTCAAGTGCTTCAATCTTTTCGTTTAGCGCTTTAATTTGCGCCTCTAATTCTTCGCGGGTTTTTTGTATGTGGTTCGCCACCCCTTGAAATTGTGAGTTGCTCATAAAATAAAATCCTTCTCGCTAATGGGCTCACACTTTTCACACGTCCACGGCCTATCAAAATGTACCCTAATTAAAAGGCCGTCAAACGAGCGAAATATCTTGCCGTCGTATGTAGTAAAACTACCGGGTTTTGTCCAATAAGGGCGCTGACAGTTTTGGCATTTTGCTTCGTGTACAATGTGGCCGTAACCGCCGCAATGCCGACACCCGCTCTTACCGTGCTTTTCTTTCGCCTGGCATTTAATTTCCATTCACTCCTCCGTTGCGCGCCCGAGGGCATCTTTGGCAATTGCCTGCAAGCTTGTTATTTCGCGTTTAATGGCGGTGTCTTCGCCCCACTTAGTGGAGTTCGCGATCTTCGTTAGCGCCGAGCGCAGGCGTTCTATTTCCTTATTAACCCATTTGTCTTTACGGTATATTTCCTCACGCACTTTTGCGTTTTCAGCTTCAAGCGCGGCGATTTTGTCTTTGAGTATTGGTATCTCGTTATATCCTCCGCCAGCGGCAAACGCCAATTGCTGCTCTAGTTCCTTCACGCGGGCCTCGCCTTTTCGCGCCCTGTCCGCCTGGGCGAACATCGCTTCATTCGCGAGTTTAAGCTCGGCCTCAAGGCGGTCGGCGTATTCTTTGGAAATCATTTTGACAGTTCGATCTGTGCCTGGGATCGCCATGTCCATCCCGAAATGTTTGTCGTACAGCTTGGCGCCTTCACGAATTGCATCATTAATATCACCCTGGCCGGTCGGCGGCTCATCATATGTTTGCCGAAATATCTCGGCAGAAATTTCGTCCATATCAACGGCGACAGCTTGAATAGGCGGCGCGGGGGGTTGTTCAAACTTCACGAACTTATTTAGATCATACCCATGGCTGTTATACTTTGGAGGGCATCCGCAGTCGTCTTCCGTAGAGCCGCACGCGTGGCATTTGATATATTTATTCATCAGAAT